AATTGCGATAGCGGCTATTTTATTCGGCGTCGGCTCGGCGTGGGTAGCGGCTAAAGAACACAAGGAACGCAAGGAAACCGAAAAAAAATTAAACGAGGCTTACGAACATGAAACAAAAGCGGCAAAAATTATTGACGAGGCGAACGCGACAAAACAGGACGCTATTAGCGGCGATATTGATAGCGACCTCAACTATATGGCTGGCAAGCTGCACGACTACGCCAAAAAGTAAACCGGCAGCGCTGCACGTAACACCGCCCGACCCATACGACGCGGACGGCGTGCTCGTAATTAAGGCGCTACACGAGGGCGAAATATTCACAACGCCCGAGGACGGAGTATACTTGCCATATTGGTATTGGCGCAAGGTGTTTAACTATATCGTCGATACGCAGGCGGCGCAGGATATAGCAGAATAAAAAAATGACTATATACCCGGAGGAATTAGACCTATGAGTAAAAAACTTTATGGACTTATTAGCGGACTTCTCGGAGCCGCTGCGACAGCCGCTAGCGTTTGTATTGCTTATTTTCAGCCAGCTAATTACGGCGCTATTATTGCAGCCGTAGGAATTGGCGCTAAAGCTGCCGACGAAATCTTGTTACTTTTTGTAAAAGAAAAATAACAATTTAAAAACAAGACCTCACCGCGCCAGCGCTCCACCCCTCACCCGAGCGCTGGCGTTTCTTTTTAACAATTCCTAAAAAAATGACTATATACACATAAGCGAGGCGCGACGCGTTATAAGGGCGCTAATTCATTCTTAAACCATAGCCGCGGCGGCGGCGTAACAATTCACGCGTAAGGGGACAAAATGAAAAGAGAAGAATTACAGACACTCGGCTTAACAGAGGAGCAAATCAACTCTGTTATGAAAATGAACGGCGACGACATCAACCGCGAGAAAAACAAGTTTGCAGACTACGACGCAATCAAGCAGCAGCTTGAAAAAGCAAACGCCACAATCGACGGCATGAAAGACTATGACGACGTTAAGGCAAGCGTAGCGAAGTATCAGCAGGAGGCCGAAACCGCGAGAAAAGACGCCGAGGCGAAAGTAAAGCGCCTCGAATTGCAGGCGAAAATCAAGGACTTTACAAGCGGCAAAAAGTTTGTAAACGACTTAACCCGCGACGCTATCAACGCGCAGCTCGAGGCAGCGCTCGACGACGACGCGAACAAGGGTAAATCGCTCGACGATTTGCTCAAAGCAATTACCGACGGCAAGGCCGATATTTTCCGCGAGGATAACCAGCCGACACCGCCAACCGTACCCGGCATGAACGGGGACAAGGGAGCCGAGGACGGCGTTGTCGCCGCTTTCAAGGCATTAAACCCGACACTTAATATTTAAAGGAGATTTACTACTATGGCAGTAGCATTACAGGACAGATACAGCAAGTTAGTAGAGGCTAAACTTGCCGCAGAAATCGTACAGAAAGACGGCGTTATTTGGAATAACGACTATGAGGGCGACCCAAAAGCGGGCGCCGTAAAAATCCCGGTAAGAGGCAACGCTACCGTTGTTTCTTATGACAAGCAGAACGGCGCTACAAAGTCGTACACAAACGGCTCATATGATACAATCAGTATCGACAAAGACAAGGCCGTTAATGAAGTAATCGACGGTTACGACATTAGCGCCGTGCCGGACAATATCGTAGCAAACCGCCTCGACGCTGCCGGCGAGGGACTCGCTTTGCAGATTAACACAGACGGTACAGTAGAATTGCTCGACAAGGCAACAGTAGCCGGACAGTCAAGCGCTACAAGCAAGACAAATATTTACGAGCGTTTCGTAGATATTGGCAAGGAAATGACAAAGAACTACGTACCATTGAGCGGACGCTGGGCACTCGTAAACCCGGACGGCATGGCACTTTTGCGCAAGTCGGCAGAGTTTACAGCAGCAAGCCAGCTCGGCGACACAGTAAAGCAGACCGGCGCCGTTGGTATGATTGCCGGATTTATGGTATTTGAGGACGCAACACTCCCAGCACACGCAAACTTTATTTGTGGCCATAAAAATTGGTGTTGCCGTGTAAACGAGTGGGCTGTAAACGTTCACTTGCAGGATTTGAGCGGCTCGGGCACATATATCGGCGCTAGCGCAATACAGGGACGCCGCGTATATGCTCACAAGGTTACAAACTCGAAAGCCGTTGTTATGGACTCGGGCGTATTGCTCCCAACCGTAGCAATCTCTAGCCACACCGTAACAGTAACACTTACAAGCACAAACGCAACCGGCGCAAAGTACCGCATTAAGCACGGCACTACATGGGGCGATTGGACTACTTACGACGGCTCAAACAAGCCTACATCACAGGCTAACGACGTTGTAGAAGTTTACGGATTTGACGCCGACGGCGTACGCTCGGGAATTGTTTCTACAACTGACGCGTAAGGACAAGGGGCGGCAATATGGCACTTTTTGACAATGTAACATACACACATTATCACGACGACCTCGGCCGTTCGGTAGTACCCGACGCCGCCACCTTTAACGCCGGAAAGCTGGAAGTAGTTTTATACGTTAAGTCGCTCGTTGAGGACGGCCTAATCGTAGAACGCCAGCCCGGCGGAATTGACGACGCGTGTTGCATGATGATTGAAACCGATTATCAAGCAGCACAGACCGCAGCAGGAGCCGGCAACGCTGGCGGCGTGAAATCCTCGGAAAGTATAGGCTCGTACTCGTACACACGCAGCACGAAAGCCGCAGACATAGCCGTAGAGAAGAACGCCAAGAGCGCAGACGAAAGCCGCTACAAGTGGCTTAGTTTGTATTGCTACGTATTGAACGGGAGGCGCTAGAAATGGGAATACCCGCAGCACTTCTAATACACTCTTGCACATACACCCCGACCGCGGGATATGACCGCGACGGCGAGCCGACACCGGGAACGCCTACAACGCTAACCCACGTACGGCTCGAGCCGGTAAACGCAATCGGCAACAGTACCGAGGGCGTAACGGCAAATGACCGCTTGACGCTTTATTATGACCCGCTTTATTCAGAGCCGGCCATAACACCAGCGCCGGGCGCCGTGGTAACGTGGAACAACGAGGACTACACCGTCCGCAGCGTTACACCTTGCTACACTTGCGACGGGGACGCGGTACACCACTACGAGGCGGCGCTAGTATGAGCGGCTTATTGTTTGACGCGAAAGTGTCGCTAAATACGAGCGCTATAACGTCGGAAATAAACGCAGACGTAAAGCGGGCGCAGGCTCCGCTCGACGCTGCGGTATTGCAGGACTCCAATTTTTTCGTACCGATTAAAACGGGGACGCTGCAAAAATCCGGCATTATTAATACACGAATAGGGAGCGGCGAGGTAACATGGCGCACGCCATACGCTCGCCGTTTATATTATGAATACCAAAAGCCGGCGACACAGGCAAACCCGAACGCGTGCGCGAAATGGTTTGAGGCCGCAAAGGCTCGCTGGCTTGAAAAATGGACGAGGATTGTAAATGAGTACGTTAAACGTTAGTAACATTATAAACGCGTGGGTAGAAACACAGCTCGAACTCACCGCGACTATTTATAATGACGTAATACCCGATAACGCAAACGACGCCATTTGCTTACGCTACGATCCCGCGCCCGCAGCAGAGCGCCGCTACCAAGACGGCACCCGCTTGCTACGCTGGAACTTAGCCTACTACGTCCGAAACAAAAAGCGCGACACCGCCCGCAGCCTTGCGGACGAAATCACCGCGACATTGGACGGCGCAGAAATTACAGACGCGACAAGCGGCTTAACTATTCAAGTAGAGGCGCAGACGCTCCCGCAATTTATCGCCGTAGACGAAAAAAACAACACAGTATATAGCGCCTCGATAGTAGCAACCTACCTCGAGCCGCGCGAATAATGGAGGACTATATGGGACTTATTCATAAAACAAAATTTGTACCATTCATTGACGTAAGCAAAACCAGCTCGCCAAGCTGGGTACAGATTAAAAAGTCTACAACTTACTCGCTGGCGCTCAATCCACAGACAAAGACATTTGACTTTATTTCGAGCGAAAATCCCGAGGAAGAAATCGACAGCTACCAGCCGGCACTCTCGCAGAGCCTCACAATGTTTGACGACGAGCCGGACTTCGCAACAGTATTTGACATGGTTTACCACTTGCCAACCGGCGGCGACGCACACCGCAACGTATTGCTCGCTTTCTACGCTTGCAAGCAGGACGTAAACACATACGCACTCACAGAGGACGAGGACATTGTAGAGGGCAAGACCTACTACACTCGCAGCGGCATAGAGGGCGCATACGTTTACACACCGGTACAGACACCGGTAAAAGCAAGCCTCGGCACATACTACGAAGTAACAGCAACTACAACCTATTACAAGGCATGGAAAGTTAACTCCGTTGTAAAGCTGGGAACACTCGACAGCGTAAATCAGTCTATCGACTTCGACCTTGCGCTTAATGAGCGTACAGAGGGCGCCGTAACCGTTGCTAATGGTGTACCGACATTCGTTGCCGGAACATGGAGCGGCGACGAGTTTACACCGGCCGCATAATGATAGACTTGAAAAAAGCGAAACTCCCGCAGGCAATCGACGTCGGCGGGAGTCTTTACCGCATACATACAGACTATCGTTATTTTTTACGGCTGCGCGAGCACCTCGCGGAAAAGGGCGTACTAGCGGGCGACCTCGATTATATGTACATCAAGGAAAAACCGCTCGACCGCCTCGCGGGCGTAAAGGCGCTTATCGCTTTTATGACACCGCCGCAGGAACTCCCGCGCCGTACAAGCGACGACAACGGCGAAATAGTGTTAGACTTCACAATCGACGCGGACTACATCTACGCCGCATTTATGGAGCAATACGGCATTGACTTATTAACGGCGCGGCTGCATTGGTATTCATTCAACGCGCTATTGCACGGGCTCCACGATACAGAACTTAATAACATAATCAACGCCCGGCTATATAAACCGAGCGGACGTAACGACGAATACGAAAAGACCAAGCAGAAACAATACGAGGCTTGGCGACTTCCACAACCGGCAGACAACGAGCCGGACAAGGCGCTCGAGGACTTCCTCGGAGCATTAAAGGGGTAAAACATGGCAGACGGCGAAGTAAAAATAAACACCAAACTAGACACCTCGGGCGTAGATAAAGGGCTCAAAGACCTTAACAAAAAACTTGACGACGCCGGCAAATCCATAGACAACGCAGGCAAAAAAAGCAAGACATTAAATACAAATCTCGGCGGCATGAATAAAACCGCCCTCGCTACGGCGGGCGCCGTTGCCGGCGTAGCCGTGGCCGTAAAAAAGACAGTAGACGCCCTCAACGATTGCGAGGCAGCGTATAAAATACAGCGCAACGCAGAAATAGCGTTGCAGCAGGCAGCAAAAAACAACCCATACTTAAACAACGAAAGCGTGTACAATCTGCGCAATTTCGCTAGTGAATTGCAATCTATGTCAAATATAGGCGACGAGGTGAGCCTCAAAGTTATGAGCCAGCTTGCCGCCACCGGCCGCAGCGAAGAGCAAATAATGCAGATTATGAAAGCGGCCGCAGATATGGCAGCCGTAACCGGCGAGGACATAGCAAGCGCCGCAACGAAATTAAACGCGACATTAAACGGCAACGCCGGTATGCTGGGGCGACAGATTGAAAGTATAAACAACCTCACAAAAGAAGAACTCGAGAGCGGGCGCGCTATTGAAATCGTAGCGCAACAGTACAACGGCTCGGCTGCGGCTATGGCCGACAATACCGTGCAGCTCGCGAACGCGTGGGGAGATTTTAAGGAAAATATCGGGCGAAATTGGGCGGAAAAAACAAGCCCTATTAAAAAGTTTTTTACCGACACATTAAACGACATAAACGAGGCGCTCCGCCTCACCGCCGACAAAAAAGACGCGGCAGCCGCAGGAGCTGCGGGAACGGAAACCGCCGCACAAGCGAAATTAAACTACGAGGGCGCCGCCGCCGTACTCGCTCAAATGGACGCTAACCCGGGAATGACAGAGCGCAAGGGCGGTATACTCGCGGGCTTAATGGTAGATCCGACATGGCAGAAAAAACGCGACGAGCAGGCGGCAAAGGTTGAGGAGCTAAAAACACGCTATGAAGAACTCCAAAAAGCCGAGCAGGACGAGGCAGAGGCAGCACAGAAAGCAGCCGACGAGGCCGCAGCCGCAGCAGATAAACGCGCGAAAGCACAGAGCCGCGACGACGCAGCCGCCGACTTCATAGCAAAAAACAAGGCCGCACTTGCCGAGCGCCTCGCCTCTATGGAACTCGAGGCGAAACTTACCGGGGAAACGGTAGACGCTGGGGAAATATATAACGCGTACCTAAGTAGTTATATTGACCTCGTAACCAAGTCAAACGGACTCGTTACCGAAAACAACAGCGCCGCAAAAGAACGCCTCGCACTTCTCGAACAATGGGCGGAAAAAGCCCGGGACGCTACAACCGAGGGAGAACGCCTCGCCGCTGCGCAGAAAGCCGCAGACGAGGCCGCCGCACTTCTCGCTACAACCGAGGGCATGGGAAATAATTCTATTTATGACGAATACATTAACCGCGCAAGCGAACTCGAAAAACTTAAAGAGGAAATTAACAATAATGAGGTATTGAACGAGCAGCAGAAAGCCGACGCCATAAAAAAGATTGACGAGGAAATGCTCGAAAACCGCGAGAACTTGTGGCAGGGCGTAGCAAGTGAAATAAACGGCTACGCACAGCAAGTAAACCAAATTATACAAGACGCTGCAAAGCTGGCGCTTGAAACAGAAAATAACCGCATGAAAGCCGAACTCGCAGACCTCGAGGCAAAATACCGCAAGGGCGAAATAGGCGAAGAAGAATATCAAAAGAAAGTTAGCGACGCGAAAAAGAAAGGCGCCGAAATGCAATATAAAATTGAAATGGCACAATGGGGCGCTAACTTACTTTCAGCAACCGCAAATACAGCCGTCGGCGTTACGCAGGCACTCGCGCAGGGCGGCGTAGCGGGTATTATTACCGGCGCACTCGTTGCGGCTGCCGGAGCCGTGCAGCTCGCCTCTATTATGGCCGCAAAGCCGGTTAAACACTTTGCAGCCGGTGGCGTTGTCGGCGGTATGAACGGCGCGACAATGGGCGCGGACAATACGACCATAGCAGCGCGTAACGGCGAAATGGTATTAAACGCAAGCCAGCAGCGCGCACTATGGGACAAATTAAACGCAGCCACAACGGGCGCGGGAGCTGGCGGCGTAAACGTTGTTATCAATAACAGCGCCGCAAATCTCGTAAACGCACAGCCACAAATAACACGCGGACAAATCGAACTTATGATAGACGCCCGCGTAAACGACGGACTACGCAACG